CTACTTCATTTACAGGTTCATTATTAGGAACTGCATCATTTTCATCAACAGCTAGTAACGCACCTCTTTATCTTCCATTAGCTGGAGGTACTATGACCGGTGATATATCTGCTGCTGGTAGAACATTTACATTCCAATATTTAGTACTAGGTTCTGGTACAACAGAAGGTAGAATTTCAACTGATGGTGGAAAACCTATTCGAATTTTTCCAACTTCTGGAGTTGAATCTGCAAGATTCCTTGCAAACGGTAATGTAATTATACAAAATGGAGGTACTTATACTGATAATGGATTTAGATTAGATGTAAGTGGTTCAGGTAGATTTGCTAATGGATTAAACGTAACAGGTAGTGTAACGGCAACTTCATTCACAGGTTCATTATTAGGAACTGCCTCTTATGCAACAAACGCTTTAACATCATCATATTCTTTAGCTGGAAGTGGTTTTCCATTCTCTGGTTCTGCTGTTATTACTGGTTCTTTATTAGTAACAAACTTATCAAGCAGTGGTGTAAGCTACTTAGTAGCTGATTCTTCTGGATTTGTAACAGCACAAACCGCATCAGCGGCTCTTAAAGCAACACAAGCATTTACATCAACAGCAGGTCAAACTACATTTAGTGTAACTAATGGTTACTCAACAGGATATGTTGATGTATTCATTAACGGATCAAAATTAAATTCTACAGAATTTACAGATACATCAGGTACAAACATTGTACTTGCAACAGGTTCATTTAGTGGTGATGTTGTTGAAGTAGTAAAATATACACCTGCTGCAGGCGTTACAAATAACGTTTTAAGACAACAAACAACATTCACAGCGAGCGCAGCTCAAACTGTATTCTCAGCATCTTATACACCAGGATTATTAGATATATTTTATAATGGTTCTAGGCTATCAAATAACGAATATACCGCAAATAACGGTACTTTCTTCACTTTAGCTACAGGTAGTGTAGCCGGCGATATACTAGATGTATTCGTTTATTCATACCAAGTAGGCGCTTTTAGCGGTATTGGAGGTGCAGGTGTTGCAAGCCAAGTAGCATACTTTAATACTACAAACAGTATTACAAGTAGCAATGCTATCACTATTAGTGGTGCTAATGCTATTATAACAGGTTCATTATTAGGAACTGCTTCGTTTGCTACTTCAGCATCTAATGCTGCAACAGCATCATTTGTACTTACAGCTCAAACTGCATCGTATATGCTTACAGCTCAAACTGCTAGTTATGTTTTAAATGCTGTTTCTTCATCATTCGCTACACGTGCAATAACAGCATCTTATGCTGATTCTTTAACAGTAGCAGGTACTTTAACTGCACAAACGTTAGTAGTACAAACTATTACTAGTTCAGTTGATTTTGTAACTGGCTCTACTCGTTTTGGATCTGTAATTGGTAACACTCACGTGTTCACAGGGTCGATGGCGGTAAGTGGAGGATTAGTAGTAACTACTACTGCACCTGAATTAACTGTAAATGCAACTGGAGTTACATTAGGAAATGTAATTACCGATACTCATAATATTACTGGTAGTTTAAGAGTAACTGGTTCTACAACTTTAAATGGTGGTCTTACTTCAAATGACCCTGGTGCGGCTAACACATATAGTATAGTACTTAGAGCAAGCGGTAGTTTTACATACGGTTCTTCGACAGCTACAAGATTTTCATCTTTTTCATATATAACAGGAGATGCTCCAGGAGTTGAATTAGGTTATGACGTCTCAAATAACAATGGTATTATTGCAGGTGCCACACAAATACTTGGCGCTGGATTAGATTTTTGGACATATAATGGCAGCTCTTGGGCAAGCAGAATGATTATAAATAAATCCGGAAACGTTGGAATTGGAACGAGTGATCCTGGCTCTAAGTTTGATGTAACTAACATAGTAAATACTGCTTATGATGCATCAAATACTTTAATAAGTGGTCAAACTATGCGTATTGCTAATACAAGCACTACGAGTGGAGTTTCTACCAATTTATTATTTATTGCAACTGGTGCGGGAGGAGGTAATGGGCTAGGTTCAATATCTGGCGTTAATACGGGGGTAGGTTCTATGGCTTTAACTTTTGGAACAAGAGATAGTGGAGGTGCTGTTACCGAACGAATGAGAATCACATCGGGGGGTAATGTTGGAATCGGAACGACTGGAACACCTGCAAGATTAACAATAGATGGAGACTTTGCAGATATGACAGGCACTATTACCTATTCTACAAATACTAAAGGAATAGTTATTAACCAAGATGCTGGTGGAGGTAACGGAATGGGTATTTGGTTTAGACAAGCTGGTTTAACTGCTGGTATTGGTTCAACAAGAGTTAGTTCAGGCGATTGGGCAACTGATTTAAGATTCTACACCCACCCAGCAGTTACATCTGATCAAAATGTTCTTTTTGAAAGAATGAGGATTGATAGTCAAGGAAATGTATGTATAGGGGGAACAGCACCTTTATCTAACGCTGCACTTACTTTATTTACTGTAAATGGTTCAACTGTTGCACAACTTTCTATTAAAGCAAATAATGCGGCTGGTTCAAATGCTTCATTATATTTAGAAGCCCCAGGTGTTGTTGGTGGAGGGATGTATCAAAATAGAGATACTAGTACTTTACGAGTATGGCAAGCTAGTGATTCACAAGGAGTTTCATTGGCAAATAACGCTACTTCTTGGGGATCTTTCTCTGATGAAAGGATGAAAGACATTATAGAGCCTATCACAAATGCTTTAAATAAAGTAAATACTTTAAGAACTGTTATTGGTAAATACAAAACAGACGAAGCAGATAAAAGAAGAGTCTTTTTAATAGCTCAAGACGTACAAGCAGTACTTCCTGAAGCAGTATACGATGATAAGAGCGAAGATAAAATATTATCTTTACAATATACAGATATAATTCCTTTATTAACAGCGGCACTACAAGAAGCAAACGCTAAAATCATCTCATTAGAAGAAAAATTAGAACGCAACAATATAATATAATATGGGTAATACTCGCAATACAGGCTATTTACAAAATGCAATCAAAGTATCAGATGCAGGCGCCATCTCATTCATGAGTGGCTCTACTACATTAGCAACTCTTAATACATCAGGACAAATATCAGGTTCAGCACCTGTATTGTTTGCATCAACTGCATCGTTTGTTGCAAATGCACAAACAGCATCGTTTGTTGCTTTAGCACAAACAGCATCGTTTGTAGCAAATGCTCAAAGTGCATCAAATGCAGTTAGTGCTCAAACGGCTTCATTTGCAAATGCATTTACAGTTGCTTCAACATTGACTGCGCAGACGTTGGTGGTGCAGACGATTACTTCGTCTGTAGATTTTGTGACTGGTTCTACGCGATTTGGATCGTTGTTAGATAATACTCATGTGTTTACTGGATCAATGAGTGTAAGTGGAAGTGGAACTTTTACAGGCAATATTGGTATAGGAGTTGCTAGCCCAGGGGTTGCTTTAGATGTCAATGGATATAGCAAATTTACTGGAATTGGAATAAATGCATCCCCAACATCAATAGGAATAAATCCAAACTATATTAGACTAACAAATACAGGTGGTGATTTTTATATAGGCCAAGAAGGAAATACAAACGGTGGCTTCTTTACTGGAACTTTAGCTTATGATAGTGTTTTATATTCTGGAAGATCAATTAATTCCATTATTAATGGTGTTTCTAGAATGTATGTTAGTTCTAGTGGTAATGTTGGTATAGGAACTACAACTCCTTCATTTTTATTAGATGTTAACGGATCAGGAAGATTTGCAAATCCTTCTACATTTGGTTCAAGTACATCTAATGGTGATTTAACTATAATAAGTAATGGACTTCCATTTGTAATTAGAGGTAGAACTACATATGATAGACCCTTTTTAGGACTAACATGGGATATATCACCAGATACTGGCATTATTATAGGTAATGTTTTAAAATTTAATGTTAGTGCATCATTGGGAACAAATTCTGGAACTACAGCAATGGCTATTGCTAGTGATGGTAACATAGGTATAGGTACTACATCCCCAACTTCATATTTATCTGGAACTAAAGGATTATCTATTGTTGACGCAACAAATGCTTCTTTGGGTTTATCAAACGGTACTAACCTTTGGTTAAATTACTTATCAGGTACATCTTATAGAATTTGGAATAATACCAATAGTGAAGTAATGACACTTCTTTTAAATGGTAAAGTAGGAATTGGGGAAACATCTCCTGATAATACTTATCAAGGATTAACAATAAAAGGATCAGATCCTTCTTTAAGATTAAAAACAACAGGAGGCAGTGGATGGACTTGGATAGAATTTGTTAATAGCTCTGGAACTAATAACTTCAGTATGGGAGTTAACCAAACTTCTCCTTATTTTGGAATCAAAGCAGGAGCTGGCATGGATAGTGTACATTTTACTATGAATTCTTCTGGCAATATGGGTATGGGAGAAGGAGCTAGTACTATCGCTAGACTGAATGTAAATGGTTCTACTAAAATGAACAGATCATTTTATAACTGGTATCAAGGTTATTGGACAGGTAATAGTACATATTGGCATATGAAAACCAGCATGTGGGGTGGTGGAAGCCCAAGCGGTAATATTCAATATACAATGTCTTTATTTAAAGGGTATATGTACTCGTATGGTGATTCTGCTATAAGAGAAGGAATGTATGGTTTTCATAACTGGGTCGGAACAATATACAACCCAGGAGCTTCTGGAAATTTATTTAGTAATGTATATGTCTCATCAGACGGATATGTTGTATTAGTTATACTATCAGGCTCAGGCGAAGCTGGAGTTACAATAGATTGGCACCAAGCATATGGCTACCCATTTGTAACAGCTCAAGTAACAGCAGCTAAATTACACGGATCAACAACAGGAGGATATTAAAAATAAAATATTATGAATATAAACGAAGCAACATTCCCCGCAGTACAAGAAGGCGATAAAGTCCTTTGGGAAGATGGTGAATGGTATATTTACACAAATGGAACTTGGATATTAGAAGAAAATTAAAAGCAAATAATAAATGGGTAAAAATCAATCAGCATCCAACCTCACTAATATAATAAAGCAAGACGCTAGCGGCAATATCGTTTTTACGAGCGGTTCTACTACATTAGCTACTATTAGTACAGCAGGACAATTGTCAGGTTCAACTGCAGTATTATCTGCTCAAACAGCATCGTTTGTTCAAAATGCACAAAGTGCATCTTATGTGCTTACAGCACAAACGGCTTCGTTTGTTACTTTAGCACAAACTGCTTCGTTTGTAGCAAATGCTCAAAGTGCTTCAAATGCAGTTTCAGCTGCAACAGCATCGTTTGCAAATGCATTTACTGTTGCTGGAACATTGACTGCGCAGACGTTAGTAGTGCAGACGATTACTTCGTCTGTTGATTTTGTGACTGGAAGTACAAGATTTGGTTCTATATTAGGAAACACTCATGTGTTTAGTGGTTCTGTAACTATAAATCCTGGGGGGTTATTTGTTAGTAGTAGTGGTAATGTAGGTATTGGAACTTCTACTATAGCAGAAGGAACTCAAGCTGCAAGTTCTATATCCATATTTCCAAATAGTTCTGTTTCAAGTGGCCCTTTAATCCAATTTCCAGCAAATGGAAGAATTAGACCAGCAGATACAGGAAATAGATTATCTATAGATGGTAATGCTTTATTTCTTAATAGTACTTTTGGTGGAAATGTTATAATGGCTACTGGAGGTGGAAATGTAGGTATTGGTACAGCATCTCCAACATCTTCATTACACATATACAGTGCCGCAACTTCAGGCTCACAATCTCAATTAGTAATCAGCAATCCAACTTCTAATACAAACGATGCTGCTGGTATTAGATTTAATGCTACTTCTGGTAGTTCAATATGGGATGTTAAATTTCAAACAGTTAAAGGTATTGACTGGTTTCAAATGACTAATAATGATGGAACTTCTATACAACACTCATGGAATGCTACAAGGTATTATCCTGGGGCTAGTTCATTAGGTACAACCAGAGCAGGATATATTACAGGAAATGGTACTCAGGTTGGTATAGGAATTACTCCAGACAGATCAACGTTATTGCAAATAGGAGATGCTGGTATAACAAATACAAATACATATTTTGGTACAGGTCAAGTTAGAATAGGAGGGGGTTCAGATCACGGTGATAATACAGTACTTTCTGTAGCTCCTGGAGTTGTTACTTTTGATAGACCTGGAGTAGGGGGTGGTGCTCTTACTATAAATAATAGTGGCCATATATTAACCCCATCTCAGCCAGCATTTTATGCATGGGTACAATCAAGTACAACAAATACAACAGGAAATTATGCTGGATTCACTTCTACTAGATTAAATAGAGGTAGTCATTACAATACATCAACAGGTAGATTTACTGCTCCAACAGCCGGAGTTTATAGATTTTTATTTGCAGCCTTGTACAGACAGCAATCGGGCACAGGTCCTGGAGAAATTTCAATATCAATAAATGGATCTAATGTAAATACTAGAGGTATGGCCTATGCCAATGTAGCCGTTACTAATGCACACATTCCCTGCATTGTTGAACTTATAATCTCTTTAAACGCTAATGATTACGTAATGCCCTTTATATATTCAGTTGGCGCTAGCTCAGACTGGTATATGGGAGATAATTTAGCATATTTTTGCGGATATTTAATAGGATAAAAATATTTATACTAAACAATAACAATGAAAATAATAGGCGCCAACGTAACAGGCTCATTTATACTAAATAATTTTTAAATAAGCTTGGTTGTCTCCTATCTCTTGTATATATTTATATCAAACAAATAAACAAAAAATATGTTAGTATTAATTTCAATCATTGTTATTGCTGTAGTAGTTGCTTTAGTATATAACAACAACAAGAAAAAAATCGCTGAAACTATTGAAAAAGTTGAAGCAACAATTGCACCAGCAGTTGAAGAAGTTAAAGAAGTAGTTGCTAAAGCTGAAACAGAAATCGCTAAAGCAAAAACTAAAAAAACAAACGCTCCTAAAAAAACAACTAAGAAGTAATTATGGAAAAAATCAGTTTAAAACTGTATGAATTCTACAATCTTGACAGTGAATTGTCAGGTGTTACGAATCAACAAACAGGTGAAAAAGTATCAGCTGGGTTACTAGCTGAAAAGTTAAAGTTAACAACTAAGTATTGGCTAACAGAGTTATCTAAAAAAGTTGCTGCTGAAAAAGCTGGTGTTGAATCTTTAAAAGAAGAGTTAATCAAAAAGCACGGCGAAGCAGACGAAACGGGAAACATTAGTATTCCAATGTATATCGACATCGTTAAAGATGAAGAAGGCAAAGTTGTAGATGGCAAAAACAATCCAAAGTTCATTGAGTTCCAAAACGAATTCAACTTATTATTACAAGAAGAAAAAGAATTAGAGTACAAACCAGTAAATCTTAATGAATTAGAAAACATTGAGTCAGATGGTAACTACCCTACATTCTTCAAACTAATAGAAGTAGGTGAATAAACTAGTTGAAATAGCGAAGGCGTGGATGGCTGCTGCCAATCCAACGCCTGAGCAAAAACTAATAGCAGAATACAGAGCAAGCGTCTGTGACGATTGCCCTAGTAAATCTCATACACCATCACTAGATTTACACTTTTGTGGTGAATGTGGTTGTCCACTATCTAAAAAAATATTTTCACCTAAACCAGGTAAAGAAGCTTGCCCATTAGCTAAATGGGAAAAATAAATCGTTATGTCACAATTAACACCTGAAGAATTACAATCTGTAAAAGATTTACAATCAAAGTACAATCAAACTGTGTTTGAAATTGGCGTTGCTGAAACGCAAATTTTAACACTTGAAAAGCAAATCGCAAAATTACGCGAAGATAAAACAGCTTTAGTTAGTGATTTGGAAACGATTGAAACTAAAGAAATGGCACTAGTATCGACATTGCAAACTAAATATGGTACTGGCGCGATAAATCCTGAAAACGGAGAAATTACACCTGTTCAACAATAATTCGCATTTTATCGCTGTTTTTAGATATTTATTATTAGGTCAATCCTAATAAATTCCAAAAACAATAATACAAAATGGCAGAAAAAATTATAAGCCCTGGCGTCTTCCAGAACGAAAGTGATCAGAGTTTAGTACAAAGAGGAATACAAGGTACTGCGACAGCAGTTGTAGGTCCTACAGTAAAAGGTACCCCGCTTGTACCAACTTATGTAACTTCATACAGTGAATTTGCATCAAAGTTTGGTGAAAGTTTTAAAAGTGGTAGCTATTATTACGAATACTTTACTTCACAAGCAGCTCGTGAGTTTTTCCAAAATGGTGGTCAAACATTACTAGTAACTAGAGTAATTAGTGGTTCAGCAAACGTTAGTACTTATGCTAGCTCAGTTGTTCCGGCATTTGTCTCTGGTTCTACTACAAACTCATTTATAATTGAAGCATTAACTTGGGGTGATATAATGAATAATACATCTAGTTTAACTAGTGGTTCATTAGCTTTAGGTACTGTAAATAATATTCGTTGGGAAGTTACTAATGTAAACACTGGTAGTGGTACATTTACTTTGGCTGTTCGTGCAGGTAATGACAACAACGCTCAAAAGAATTACATCGAAACTTGGCCTAACTTATCATTAGATCCAAACTTACCAAACTACATTTCTCGTGTAATTGGTGATGAAAAATATGTTTACACTTATGATAATGTAGATGGTAAAGCATATATTAACCAAACTGGTTCTTATGCAAATATTTCTCAATTCATCCGTATCGCATCAGTAGTAACTCCACAAGTTGATTCAATCGACAATAATGGTAACTATAAAGCAGCTACATATAGTGGTTCTTTACCAGCTTTAGGTAGTGGTTCTTATGGTGGTTCATTTGCAGGTGGTGTAGTAGCAACAAATGCACCTGCTCAATTCAATGAAACTATTGGTTTAGGTACTACATACAATACAGGATCTGCAGGTAACATTCAAGGATTTTCAGCTGATGATTACATTACAGCATTCAACTTATTAACTAACAAGGATGATTATAAATTCAATGTACTATTAGCTCCAGGTGTTACATTAACAGGTGCTGCAGCATCAACTATGATTTCAGTAGCTGAAGGTCGTGGTGATGCAATTGCAATTATCGATAATGATATATGGGGTAGACCAGTTGCTACAGCAGCTAACAACGCCGCTGGTCAATCAAGTAACTACGCAGCAACATATTGGCCTTGGGCTCAAACATATAATTCAAACTTAGGTAAAGCAACTTGGGTTCCTGCTTCAACAGTAGTAGGTGGTGTTTATGCTTTCAATGATCAAGTAGCTCAACCTTGGTTCGCTCCTGCAGGTATCAATAGAGGTGGTATTCCATCAGTATTGAAAGTTGAAAGAAGATTATCTCAATCAGATCGCGATACATTATATAACGCAAACGTTAACCCATTAGCTACATTCCCTGGTGAAGGTGTTGTAATATTCGGTCAAAAGACATTACAACGTAAAGCTACATCATTAGATCGTGTTAATGTAAGACGTTTATTGATTTCATTAAAAGACTATATTGGTCAAGTATCTAACGCTTTAGTATTCGAACAAAATACAAATGTAACTCGTAATAGATTCTTAGCTCAAGTTAATCCATACATGGAATCAGTAGTTCAAAGACAAGGTTTATACGCTTACAGAGTGATTATGGATGATACAAATAACACAGCTGATGTAATCGATAGAAACCAATTAGTAGGTCAAATATACATTCAACCAACTAAAACTGCTGAATTTATCATTTTGAACTTTAACATATTACCAACTGGCGCTACATTCCCTGCATAGGGGAATGTGGTTCCTGATATTTATTAATAGCAATTAAATTTAACATAAAATGGCAGTATTAGATGCAAATGAAATAATGTTTACCGCTTTTGAACCAAAAGTTCAGAATCGTTTCATTATGTATATAGATGGTATCCCAGCATACTTAATCAAGAGTGCAACAGCACCTGGATTTGAAGCTGGAGAAATCATATTAGATCATATCAACGTTTACCGTAAAGTAAAAGGTAAAGTACGTTGGAATGATATGACTTTAAACTTATACGATCCCGTAACTCCAAGTGGTGCGCAAGCAGTAATGGAATGGGCTCGTTTGGCTCACGAATCAGTAACTGGCCGTGACGGATATTCTGATTTTTACAAAAAAGACTTAACACTAGATATTTTAGGTCCAGTAGGTGATATCGTAGGTGAGTGGATAGTTAAAGGTGCTTACGTTAAAACAGCTACATTCGGTGAATACGATTGGGCTAACGAAGCAGCAATTAACTTAACAACTACAATCGCTATGGATTATTGCGTATTGAATTTCTAATTTACATTCAATTTATATAAAATTGACGTT